GGTATATCTTTACATACTGTACTTTAAAGGTATTCTGTAATTGTATTTTTAGCCAAGAACCATTTGTCCCCTGAAAACTGTCTGTACCATCTGTTGGTAACCCTGTAGTGGTTACGTAGCTATCTAGATAAGATATCCATGAATCGCCGTTGACTGTTTTATACTTACCATTAAATGCTTCATAAGGTTGATAACTTCCACTATATTGACTGCTTGCGCTCGCCGTGTAACCAAAACTGGAATTTGCGGTCATCGCAGACCTTGGTTCTTTGACGTGATAGTATCGTGACGATTCCGTGAACTCCGCGACCACGTTGGTGTTGGCGGTCACGGTCAGAAAGGACGATCCCACGAGGTTCGAGGTCGTCAGGGTCTTGTCCGATCCCATGAGCAAGTTTGATGTAATGGTGAGTTCCGAATCGTGTGTGATGTTAGAGGTCGTCAGGGTCTTGTCCGATCCCATGAGCAAGTTTGATGTAATGGTGAGTTCCGAATCGTGCGTGATGTTAGAGGTCGTGATGGTTCCAGATGTCGTCAGTCCACCTACATCAATTGTGGCAGTTGTGACTGCGCCTTGATCTGTCACGCCTTGAAGATTTGGTTGGGCCGCGGTGTTGCTAAGCAAACCTCCATCTCCTAACAACAAAGATGCGGTGAGTGTTCCATCAATTGTAGCTAGACCATTTACATAAAGATTTGCAGTAGCATTTATATTTGAAGACGTAATGATGTTAGCTTCGAGATTAGCCATTTGACCTGGTGTGGACGTGAGTGTTTCATAAACCAATGTTCCTACTGTAAAAGACCCCCCGTTATTGACGACTACGTCTGATGTAATAGTCACTCCATCTGATGCACCAATTGTCAATGGTGACCCACCTTGAATGTTGGAAACTGTAATGGTTCTGAAGGTTGCGTCGCCGTTATATTGGATGTTTGCTCTCAATGCTCCGTTTGTATTGTAAACTTGCAAACAATCATCATTTGGAATCTCAGAAGATATAAGTTGTATAGACGCCAAATTAGACACGTTGGAATTTGGTACGGTTACATTGCTGTCGTCTACATATAACATTGTATTACCTTTAGTCACAAGTGAAATTTGATTACTTCCATATACATTGTTGTTTCCAAATACAATTGCAGCAGGGCTTAGTCCCACCTGAGCCTCATTAACGATAGCTTTTGTATAAACATATTTTGCTGTAGTAAAACCTGGAGTTGTAAGGGCCAAAAAATCACTTGGATTGGTTGAACCAATATCGTGTATGAAACTATCACTTGCGGTTATTGTTCCTGAAGAATCAATTTTGGACGCACTTAAGGTTCCTCCTATGAAGGCGTCGTTGGTGACCGTGTTGAGGTTGGTGATCGTGAGGTTAGAGGACTGAATGTTGGATGCACTTAGGGTTCCCCCAATGAAGGCGTCGTTGGTGACGGTGTTGAGGTTGGTGACCGTGAGATTCGAGGTCTGGATATTGGACGCACTTAGAGTGCCGAGAACTTCATGAGAATTGGTGACCGTGAGGTTAGAGGTCTGGATATTGGACGCACTTAAGGTTCCTCCTATGAAGGCGTCGTTGGTGACCGTGTTGAGGTTGGTGATCGTGAGGTTAGAGGACTGAATGTTGGATGCACTTAGAGTTCCTCCGATGAAGGCGTCGTTGGTGACCGTGTTGAGGTTGGTTACCGTAAGGTTCGAGGTCTGGATATTGGATGCACTTAGAGTGCCGAGAACTTCATGAGAATTGGTGACCGTGAGGTTAGAGGTCTGGATGTTGGACGCACTTAGTGTTCCCCCAATGAAGGCGTCGTTGGTGACGGTGTTGAGATTGGTGATCGTGAGGTTAGAGGTCTGAATGTTGGACGCACTTAGGGTTCCTCCGATGAAGGCGTCGTTGGTGACGGTGTTGAGGTTGGTTACAGTGAGGTTCGAGGTCTGAATGTTGGATGCACTTAGAGTGCCAAGAACTTCATGAGAATTGGTGACCGTGAGGTTAGAGGTCTGGATATTGGACGCACTTAGGGTTCCTCCTATGAAGGCGTCGTTGGTGACCGTGTTGAGGTTGGTGATCGTGAGGTTCGAGGACTGGATATTGGACGCACTTAGTGTTCCCCCAATGAAGGCGTCGTTGGTGACGGTGTTGAGGTTGGTTACAGTGAGATTCGAGGTCTGGATATTGGACGCACTTAGAGTGCCGAGAACTTCATGAGAATTGGTGACCGTGAGGTTAGAGGTCTGGATATTGGACGCACTTAGGGTTCCTCCTATGAAGGCGTCGTTGGTGACGGTGTTGAGATTGGTGATCGTGAGGTTAGAGGTCTGAATGTTGGACGCACTTAGGGTTCCTCCGATGAAGGCGTCGTTGGTGACGGTGTTGAGGTTGGTGATCGTGAGGTTAGAGGACTGAATGTTGGATGCACTTAGGGTTCCCCCAATGAAGGCGTCGTTGGTGACGGTGTTGAGGTTGGTTACAGTGAGATTCGAGGTCTGGATATTGGACGCACTTAGAGTTCCTCCTATGAAGGCGTCGTTGGTGACGGTGTTGAGATTGGTGATCGTGAGGTTAGAGGTCTGGATATTGGACGCACTTAGCGTTCCTGTAATATTAGCGGGTCCTGATAGATAAAGATTTGATGTGTTAACGTTGGACGAGCTTAATGTACCTGTAATGTCTGCAGGTCCTGATACATAAAGATTCGATGTGTTGACGTTAGAAGAATCCAAGATCCCCGTCGCGGTCAAGTTAGTACCTCTAATTTCTCCGACAACGTCCAATTTTTTAGTTGGTGTAGTTGTTCCAATACCTACATATGCAGCTGGATGGACACCTTCTCCACCAGAAATGAAAAACACACTATTACCTTCATCTTGAAAATCCACTACGGGCTGAAGTCCTGTTTGATTTGCTACAATAGCGGGACCGGTGCCTGCATTTTGAACATTCAGTGCAAATGACTCTGTACTAGTTGACGTAATTGTGACAAAACCTCCTGTTACTGACAAATTTCCAGTGATCAATACATGATCTGAAACGCTCAGACGAGGTGTCGTCATACTCAAAGCAGAAAGAGTGCCAGTGACGTCAGCAGGACCGCTGACATACAGATTTGATGTGGCATTGATATTGGATGCTGTAACACCGGACGAGGAGAGATAATTTCCAGCTCCTGTAATTGTAATATTTTCAGAAGATGTAAGTCCCGCCGAAGAAATAGTTCCATCCACTATGGCATTCCCTGTTATGGTTGCATCGCCTACAACGGTGAGATTGGTAATCGTGTCTGCCACGAGATTCGATGTTGATACAGTAGCAGCAAAAACCGTACCAGTGGTTGTTAGTCCCGTTGTTGTGACAGTTCCTGTCACTGGATCTGATTTTAGATCTTTATTTGAAGTTAGGTTAAAGTTCCCGTCACTCAACTGAATGACACCTCTCTTCCCTGAAGCAACAATCCCTCCATCAAAATCAGAAGAGTTGTCTATGGAACTCATTACTATTAATTAAAGACATAAAAACATATTCAACTAATAACGATGGACAGGTTCGACCCTCAGAATGAAAAGCATGTTCACTGGCTGAAGGGCTCTTTTGAGAAGATGGAGCATTACACTTCACCCGAATCTCAAAAGAACGGCAAGGAGTTTGTCCGTTACGTAAACTCTAATCCATTTGGGTTAACTATTAACGCCAGCAACGTCATGGACTGGCCGATGATCCACTCGATGATCGCCACAAAGTACGCGAAGGCGGTTCTCACTGGTCAAGCCTGGCTACCCTGATCTCATAGCCAGGAAACGTGTGACCGACCTCTGAAAGGAAATTTTCCATGATTTTGGTTCCTTGATTTGACATGAAATCAACGTAGATCATTTGTTCTTTGTGATCCACCTTGATGGGTATTCCAATACTTCGCAATCCATCGTAGTGGAAGGGGTTCACTGGCACTTCAATGGTAGTTGTCTCCATAGTTTAGTCTACAATGCCATGTTAGTTTTAACCCTGTATCCTTTGTATATCTTCTTTGCCTTCTTGACACATTCATCATGTAGATCCCCAATGAAGTATCTGGACATCGTGACAGTCACCATTTTTTCATGGTCATCCACCTGGGCGTCGAAGTCAATAGTCCTGATGCCCTCAAATTCCAGGGGTGAAACTTCCATGGCGATCGTCTCGTGTCTCATACTTAAAAATATAATGATTTTTATTTTTAAATATGCTCTACTACAGTTGCTTGTTCAGGAACGTGCCTGCGTACATGTTCAATAAGCGCACCGAACTGAAGAGACCCACCAAGAAGATGATTGAAAATCCTCACGAGCATGTCCACGACTGGATGGAGCACGAGGAGCTCTATTCTCGTCTTCACGATCAAAAGGTTCGTGAACAAGAGAACAAACTGGATGCCATGGAGTTATTCTGTAAGGAAGAACCTCATGCTCTAGAGTGTAGGATTTATGATGTTTAACGTTGTGCCAGCGACATAGCGAATGGATTGTTGTCCAATTGTTTGACAGCAAGGCCCAAGTTGTTTGTCCTGAAATCTGCATTTCCCTTGTAGGCATTGTTATTCTGCTTCCAAGTGATATCGTAATTTTGGGCGATGGACTGGTTTCCGGCGCCTCCCTCTACGACCGTGGAAAGACTGTCGCGGGTCTTGGTGATTTTGCCCTGAACTTGTGTGGCCGAGCCGCGAACGTTCATGCGGCCACCCGGAGGCGTGTAGCCCTTGTTGCCGCGTTCGGCGGGACGCAGAAGGATAGTATTTTGGGTGTTCTGGTAGGCACCTTCGAACGAGTGGATTCCGGGAGCAGCCACGTCGTTGGTTCGCGCCACAAAGTTTGCCTTGTTGCGCGTAGGAGTGTCCTGATTTGTTGCAGAGGATACTATGCGTTTAGGTGCACCAAACTCAAGACCGTCCATGCGGGTCGTGGTTTCCGAGCGGATGGTGGGTCGCTGCGTCTTCACATACTGTTCGCGTTCGCGCTGTCCGGTGAGCATTCCACCCTGACCCTGCGCGCGACCCTGTTCCAGAGGACGCTTTCCCTCGGCGCCCAAAAGTTGGTATGTCTTCTCGGGGCGGTTCTGAGTCACCGTTATACGCTCTGCCCCACGGTCAACAAAATCCTTGGCGGGACCCGACCTGCCCGGAAGAGTGGTCAGGCGATAGGCACCGACATTATTGGGCATCACGCGGAACTGCTGCTGATAGCCACCGTAGGCGGGAACGTTGGCCGGGACGCCGATACCGGGACCGACGAACCTTCGCTCGGCGGACGACAGATTGTTCATGCGACTCGAGACATTCTGGCGATCATACAGATTATATACGGGCTGTCCAAACGGGAACTGTGCATTGGGTGCTGTATCTTGAAGGGTTGCCACGACCTCTTTCTTAGGGTTGATGACGCCACCCATCGGATTATTTGGATTGAACGTCCCGGTGAACAGATCCGTCACGGCTGTCAATTCCTGGGTTGGAGTATTCACATTGTTGCCAAAAAACGGCAATTGCTGTGTCTCCCGGTTCGGAACGGGTGCTGGAGTAAAACCTTCTTTGCGGTCACTGCTGGCGATTTGACGACCCGCCACAGCAATCCCTAACAAGGCCACAAGACTCAATGGGTCCATATTAAAACTAGGGTAGATTTAAATTAGGCTGGATAACGACGATCAAAAACGGCGTTCTGAACATTCGCCCGGCTGCTCGCGGGATCCCACGACCGAGTACGAAGAGGCACCGAGCAAGACATCTCCATTGAAGGGAAGTCGTATTGGCGACCGGCATAGCCCTTCTTGAAGAACGTGCTAGACTGAGGCCGGAGCATGTCCTCGACCAGAATCAGATTTCCTGGAGCCCCCTTGCCAGCCATGTAAGGGGCCGTCCCGTAGAGGGGTGTCGAAGCGCGACCCGAACCTGCATAATTGAGGTTGCTGACTACCGGAGGCGCGATCACGTGATCGTAGGCGCAATCCACTGGCAGACTCTCGGCATCCAAAAGAACCTTTGACGTGTTGAGCTGATAAGCCATATTACTATCACCAGAGATTTTAACTAGTGGTGCCACCGAAAGTTCCTCTGAGCTGCTGAAGTTCGGGCATCCTGGACTGTCCAAACATTGACGCGTCACTGGGATAGCAAGCATCGGTATTATCCCGACAGACCTTGTTCATCAACGGGGCATAGGCACCGCGAAGGAATGCGCTCTGATCGTTGGGGATGGTCGTTGACGGCATGCTGTAAAAGGCACGGGACGCCTGGTTTCGGCTCGAATAGACGTCAGCCTGGTCGGTGGGAGTGCCGTCGTTCATAAACTTCTTCACCTTGTCCTTGACGGTCGGGTAATAGCACGCCGCCGTTCGCTTCGGGTTGTCCACGTAGTCCGAAATAAGTACATTGGCCATGGGATTTTCCTTGGTCGGTTGCTCGCACGACTGCCCTGGGGTGGTCGCGTTGAATCTGACCCCCTCCTCCTCGAACGAAGCTGGTCGCATGCCTTCCTTGATGCCTCCCGCCAGAAGCATGGAAGCCATGACCATGATAACCGTGAGACCCAGGTAAATAACCCTGATGTCGCGATTGATGACGTAAAGGATCGCCATGGTGTAGAGGATGAACCTCGTGGCGGCATTGAGCCTCTCCACGGGGGTCTGCTTGGCCAAAGGCCAAAAGAGTAGCACCTTGTTCTTGGCAAACAGATGCGATGGATTTCTAAACCACGGTTGTTCCATTCTTATTTATTGACTAGTTATTTTTTTCACTCGGATGCACCGGGTGGCTGCTGAAGAATCTTGCTCAGATTTCCCATGAGCGGGCCAAGGGCGCCCATGATCTTCGCTTCATCGAGACCTCCCTGACCGTCGCCGAACTGCTGCTCGACCTTGGAGGTCATCTCCTGCATCATCGCCGGGTTCAAAAGATTTCCAAGGATACCGGCAAAGGGGTTAGACTCGGCGTCGACATCTTCGCCCTGGGGTGCAAACATCTTATTGATCATTTCGGGTGAAAAGTCCATCTTGGTTTGGCGGGACGCCTGGATCTCCTCCTCGCTGACGTTGTTACCGAGCACGTAGAGACCCTGAACATACTGCCAGATCGCCGAGCGACTTCCATCCGAAAGCTCAGAATTCCACATGGACTCGAGGTCGAGGGTCTTCAAAATTCCATAGCTACGCGAAAGTTCCTCGAAGATCTTCTCATCCTGATTGCGAATCAGATCTTCGTGAGGCTTCACATTTTTCATAAACGTTTCCAGACATACACCAGCATCCTTCTTGATCAGCATGCCGACCGTGTTCCTGTAGGTCTTCACAATGGTATTCTCTGGGAACGTGTGAGCCAGTTCATCCACAAACTGTAGAAGAAGTTCGTTAAATGTATCTACACTGGCCATTTCGTACTATTTAAAAGGAGTAAAATCTTTAATTACATACCGCGACTAACTTCTGGAAAGGGCGTCTCATAAATCTCCTCGCGCTGAGAGATGCCGAGATAGACGATCGCGCCTACCAGAATGGCATTCAGAATCGCCGGTTTGATCATGTCCGCATTCCTGGGAGGCGCCTCGCGATTGATACGGGCGACCAACTGGATGTAGGCCATTGTGACGACCGCACCGACCAAAGCCGCGATCAAAGGATTTTTAAGCGAATCGCTGATCATTATTACATAAAGCAGATTTTAGTATGTTTAACGGTTCGCATTGGGATTTATAGAAAAATCTTCTTCTTCGTCCATCGGTGTCATGGGCGCCCTCCTCATAATCTTGTCGTTGAACGTAAAATTCTTGGTCTCCTGAGGTGGTTCCATGTCCGGTTCTTCTGATGCCATTTCAGGTTCCGGTTCAGGTTCCGGTTCCTGTTCAGGTTCTTCGTGTGATTCCTCATCATATTCACCTCCCACGGGAATCTCCCCCTCGCTTGGAAACATACCAGTCTCTTCTTCCATTGGCTCGGGCTCAGGCTCGGGCTCGATCGTCTCACCGTTCATGACGTCCACGGCATTCTTGTTAAGGTAGGTCTTCAGGATCTGATTGATCGGAAGCATCTCCTTGACCGTCTCTTCGACCACCCCTTCCATCCGCTTGATGAGATCCTTGCGACGGTCGTTCCTGCTCCCGACCTCCTGATAGATGTAGGGATCCTCATAGATCCGCTTGGCGACGTTGGTGTAGACGCCCAGCACGAAAACGTCGTTGGTGGGAATCTTGAGAGACACCTTGCGCGAGTCCTTGGAGAGCCTGACCGACGAAATGATCTTGACCGTGGCCACGAAGCATGCCGCCGTCATCTCATCCAGGCATCCACCACACCTATCCACACACTTGCCGACCTCTGAATCGATCCGATAGTTGTTCCACTTAGGGATATTGGCGAGTTTCTCCTGAAACATTTTGAGCGTGTTGCGTCCCTGGGTCTCCACCTTGGCTTCGGCGTAGAGCGAGTCCATGCAGTCCAGAGCGCTGGGCAAAATTGTGGACGAAAGTTGGTTCAATAGTTCCTTCTTGGCCTCCACAAGAACATTAAGGTTATTGTCCATAGTTACTGATAAAATGTATTTAATTCAGCGATATTTGTCCGCGGCTTTTTTGAGGTTCGCGAGGGATGCAAACTCATTTTCCGGCTCTTTGGGCTTGGACTTGGGCTTGGAACTGGACTTTTTGGACGTCTTGGGGTACCACGAAACAAACAATTGACCATTTTCATATAATTGTGTGAAGAAACCGCCGTTGATGAATTGTCGCTCGACGTACTGGGCGGCCTTGTTCAGGTCAAATGAAGGGAATCCTATAAGGAACGAAGGCACCTGAACCCAAGTTTCGTGCAGTCCCAAATCAGCGACTTGCCTCACCTTGGTGCTGGCGCGTTCGTAAATCTCCGTATAGAGTTTCTTTTTTAGCTCTCGTTTTCTGTGGTCGATCTGTTGAACTTCGTCCACCCTCAAGGGCATTTCTATTAATCTTTTAGTTTTTACTAATTCACATTTGTCGTATCCTCGTCTGGATTATTGGCGAGCCACTCGGTTGCAGCGGAAACGGTCTTACTATACCTCATGTCTTCGCCATCGCCCCACTTGTCCTTGATCGCCTTATCGACAAGTGCCAGGGCGCTCTTGTTGGGCACGTTAGAGTTGGCAATGGTATCGTAGGGCATCCATTCGCCTGCAGTGAGTGTATCCTGAAAAGCCTTGATCTTTTCGCCGTTCTTTAAGGGCTGACTGGTAATACCTTGAATCTTGATGCCATCCTCATCTCCAATGGCAATAACGTCCACTTCGGTACCGTAGAAGCGCTCTGTTTCAAGAAGCAGGAAACGGCATCGGTACGTCGCTGGAACATTATCAGGAACCGTGGAATAGTTCTGATCTCGCTTGAGTTGATCAAGGTAGTTGATCAGTGCGGTTCGAGCTAATTGTTCTTGATCAGTGCCGTCTCCGTCCCTGGTGAGTAAGGCGTTCTTGTCACGAGCCTGAAGGAACTCGACATATGAATCATAAACGTCTGGGCGTTTCTGTTTGAGTTCGCTAATCTTGTCCGGTGAATCAAACACTTGAATGAAGATAGTTTCAATTGGGAACATTTTCAGCCCTTGTGTATTGAATATTTCATTGACGGTGGCGTCCAAAATCTTCTTAATCATAAATGCTTTGATCGATACATCCTCTACTGGGTTTCCGGTAATCTCGAGATTACCTTCTGTTATCACACCGGTGACGGCGGGACGGAATCCAGCGAACCCGCGATCCCACCTGAGTCCCTCGCGGTTCATGACAAGGTATCCCACAATCGCGACAACCAGCACGATGAAAAATATAGTCTGCATACGCATCTTATATACTGGTGCGAAATTATATCCCCTGATAAATTCACCAACGCTTGTAAGAAAGCATGTTTGCCATCATGTTGTACAGTCCACGCTGTCAACACTGTCTTGAGATATTCAATCTATTGGATCAATGTCCTATCAAGGATCAGATCAAGTACCAAAACATTCACGAAGAATCTGTTCCAGAAGATTATCGCAAGGTGCTTACCCATGTTCCAGCATTGATCACCAAGGACGGGAGACCTTTGATGGGTCCAGAAGTCAAGCAGTGGGTTCTTTCCATGATGCCAAGTGAAGTGGAATCCTTTGATCATTCGGCATTCGCATCATTTGATGGAAATCCCACTTCGGCACCAGGTCTATTTGATCTTGAATCCTATGGCGCTCCGCTGGCGCCTCTTATGACACCCGAGTTGGAAGCCAAGATAAACAAGAAAACCACAACTAACTAAATGATCACAAACCCAGAAGAAGTTCCAAAGTCACTTGGAAATACATATTCGTATAAACAAGGATACAGTTCGTGGAAAGAATTCATCAAGGAACGTGGGGACTCTGGATTCAAACAATTTCTTGAAGATCTTTATGTGCGCGAATTAAAGAAAACGCGCAATGATTCTAGTAAATGTTCTTGAAAACTATTCAAGCAACTGCATTTAAAAACATCTTTGAGGTTCTCAAAGACATCCTCAACGATGTTAATGTATCTTTTAGCAAAAAGGGGATTCACATGTTGACCCTAGACAATGCTCGCACTGCTATGGTAGAACTATTTCTGGATGGTAATCAATTTGAAGAATATTCATGTGAAAATGAAATTATTGTTGGTATTAATACCACAAATGTTTTTCGTGTTTTGAAGTCTGTCACAGTAAATGATGTACTGGTAATGAAGATTGAAGAAAATCATGTACTAAATATTTCTATTGAAAATAGTACAAAAAAGAGCAAAAGTCATTTCAACCTTCGACTCTTGGACATAAACGACGAGATGTTTGAAGCACCAAAACTCGTGGTAATGAGTATTACAACTTTTCAGACCGTAGATTTTCAGCGGTTGTGTAGAGATATTTCGCATATTGGTTCTGAACTTGTAATAGAGAGATCATTCAAAAAGATTGGGTTCCGATGCACTGGTGACTTTGCAGAACAGTACACTGAATATGACATCGACTCTGATACCACCAAATTCGATTCTATGAAAGATGTATTTTCACTTAAATATCTAAATCTTTTCACAAAGGCAACATCAATGTGTTCCAATATGAAACTTCACCACCACGGAGAGGAGATGCCTCTCGTCCTGGAGTATAAGGTTACTTCACTAGGTGAACTTAGATTCTACTTGGCACCAAAGTGCGAGGAGTAAGTTCTTCATTCTTCTTAATAACAATCTTTTTACCAAACATATAGACGTGCCACTCATCTGGTACCTCTTCATTGGCATCAAATAGATCCTCCATACGGATGTCTTTGACGTTGTGAAAGTCCGACCTCGGTCCGGCGTAGCGCAGAAATCGAGCTGTATCCCACATCTTCACTTCGCCATTTTCCATGACTGCCTCGACCTTGTTAATCATGATCGGCCCTTTCATTCCTTCCGATTCTTCAATATCACGTATCCTGCGCATAGGGTCTCTGGTCACCATAGAATAAGGTGCACCGCGGTAGGTATATTCCTGCTCATAACGAATGTTCTCAACACACTCTGGCTTCTTTCTACGCAACACGTAAATGGCATCCCTGAAGTCTGGATAGTAACACGTGATATAGGTCTCTCCTGAGTTCATCAAAGGCCAGCCCTCCATAATTCGCTTCCACTCTGGCGAAGGAAAAAGACAATCTTTTTTTGTATTAATATCATAGATCATTTTCAAAGGCATAGTTACCTTATAGGGATCCTCGTTATACCACCACCCGACAAGCTTGACGAGAAAATTATACATTTAAAGTTATAACGATACTTTTCTTTAAATGAGTTTACTCGAACGATATAACACAAAAATCAAAGAATATGAGAATGATCAAAATGCTTTACATGAATACATAACTATGGCATCCCCTTATATAAAAAGATATCACGAAGAGAATTGTCGTCGTGATATATTTTTAGAATATATGCGCGTAGTAGAACAAGATATTACACAAGCAATTGATACAGACTTTAATACTACAGATACAATAAACAAAAACGATAATTGTAAAAATTGTAATTCTACAAATGTGCACGAAAATGAGACCGAAGGAGAAATCGTATGTCAGGATTGTGGTTCATGCGAGAGTTATATAGCCACCAGATTATCCTACCAAGACGAACAGGACATTTCAAAGAATACTCAATATTCATATAAAAGACAGAATCATTTCAATGAATGGGTTCAGCAATTTCAAGGTAAAGAAACGGCTAATATTCCAGATGAATTGATAGAACAATTGCGTTATGAACTCAAGAAACAGCGTATTGAACAAGTATCTAAAATAACTCACGCCAAGGTACGAGGCCTCTTGAAAAAAATGCGCCAAAATAAATACTATGAACACATCCCTTATATTGCCAATATTCTTACCGGCGTGAGACCGCCAGAAATGCCGATCGCTCTCGAAGAGCGTCTCAGACTCATGTTCAATGAAATACAGGAACCCTTTGACCAGGTGTGTCCCAAGGATCGCAAGAACTTTCTGAGTTATCCATACGTTCTTTACAAATTCTGCGAACTTTTGGGAGAAGACCAGTACCTTCCCTACTTTCCACTTTTGAAGTCCAAGGAAAAACTCACTCAACAGGATGTCATATGGAAGGACATGTGTGAAATTCTCAAGTGGGAATTTATTTCAACAGTATAACTAGCAAGGATGTCGTCCTACATGAGACTGAATGATGGAATTTCCATCAATAAGATAAATCCGTACGCCGACCCGATGAATTTTACGCCGGGTGTCCCTCTGGGTGGTGCTTACAAGGCGGTATATAAACCCTCAGATGAACCCCAGGTGGCGCTTGTTAACGCCGTTCGCCCCGTAGGGGATGCGCTCGGAGGACCACTTGAAACCCACATGACAGAAACGAGTCAGGGGTGCGAGAAGACCATCGCCGCGGGGTGGAGAACCCCGTACTACTGCACACCGGGATCTCAGAATTATCCACTGAACAGGAAACCAGTACCAGAGCGAACATATTCACTGCCTCCTTGGAACGACACACCCAAACCCAACGAACCCATCACCGTAAAAAAGGAGGGCATGGTCGGTAGTATGGACGCTGCAAACTTCGCGGGTAACGCTGCTTCAGCTATACTCATAGCCCTCAGTATTATGACGCTCGTCAAATTTTTGTAATTTTGACGCTCTCTATTTTAGGGTTTCGTTTTTCTATTGTATCCCTCTCGAACTGAATTTTATTCAGGATACCTGGGCACTCGTGAAACTCCACTTGAATACAAGAGGTACACAGAGACGCGTGATCGCAGTAAGCACATGGAACGCAGATAATCTTCTTTCTTTTACAGTGACCACATCTCATATTAAAGAAGTGAGGAGTCTTACTTTTAAATATGGAAGCCAAAAACTTTCGAACCTTTCTTGGAAACGTCATCAAAGCGCGTGATGAAATCCAGGAACCTAAGCCCACGTTGCCTAGAGTGTCTACGATGACGGTCATGGGAGGCAGGGATGGCATCACGACCCCTCTCGCGACTTTCAAGGAGAAGTTTGTCGACGGGACCGGTGGTTGGAACATGGGAACAACCCATTTCAACAACTCACTGACACTGTCAAAGGATGTCGGCGAAACCAAAAAGCGCTCTGTCAAGTTGTTTCCGAACGGGAAGATTCACGTGACAGGATCATCTACACCAATGGAAGGACTGGAAATCATCCAGGAGATCCAAAAAATAGTAGATGAGGTCTTTCCCGAGACCAAAAACAATCCCGTGTCACCCATGGAAATACAGATGATCAATGCAACGTTCCGTCTCCCTCACGGCATCGATCAGATGGCTTTGTTGGATCTTTACAAGAAACACAAAAAGTTTGTGAAAAAGCCATCTTACAGTCCAGAGACTTACTCGGCGGTGAAAGCCAAGATGTTCAACATGACGGTCAGTGTTTTTAAAACCGGTAGCATCGTAATGTCGGGCGCCAAGAATTTCAAGGATATCGCCATGGCATACAAGTTCTTGATCAGAATTCTTTATGATCCACTAGTCGAGGGGGACTTCATAAACTTCAAGGAAAAGAATGACAGAATGGTACATCAGAAAGAATCATTCCACCAGAGGATCAGAGATTTTTATCTACTGAATAAGTAAAAGATGTCTCAGCGTCTTGGTATGGCCGATGGTCGCGCCTTCACTATTTACACCTCTAACCAGCTGATCAACGATAAGATCATGGCTGATAATGGTATTGCGTATCCTCTTAACTACCAGTACCGCCAGCTGATCACCAAGATGGGTCCTGATCTGCTCAAGCCCATCACCGACCTTCAGCGCGTGGGTCCGGTGCCCTCCAATAGCATCACTCGGTGCTTCTCGGCGGATGTCCCGCTGCTCAAGGTCCCCAAGACTAATTAAATAATAAACTCCTTGAAATTCCATTATGGACTACGTAAAGCAATTTCAAGATGCATGTGCCGCTATGAAGAAGGACGGAACTCTTACCCAGGAGAGGATGACCGTCGCCTGGCTCATGTTTATGCCCAAGGATCAGGCCGAAAAGGCCGTCAATACTGCTAGAAAACTTAGTTCGCGTAAAGCAGAGCCCCCATCCCGTTCTGGACCCTGAGAATGTTGTAATTGACCGCATAGATAGGACCATTGATACTTGAATCGTTGATGAGTTTGATCGAATCCATGCGCGAAAAGTTGCACGTTCCGGTGGGCTGGAGCTTGGAGGCATCCAGACAGAAGGGGATCATCAGTTTTACATTGTAGTATCCAGTAGTACTATTGGCTGCATCCGTTCCAGACTGAGTCTGATGATGATAGGCCGAAACCGCAGTGTAATGTGGAATCGCTTGCTTCTTTTCACCTACATCCGTACCGTTAAGCTGAAGAAGAACCTTTTGGTCTGCAGCAAACGCGCTTGCGGTGGAAGCAATAAACTTAACCGGGTGATTGAA